CGGTTATGTCCTGGAAGGTGTTTAATACTATCCGTTACCATCCTGATTTTTTAGATAACTTAGGTTACAAAGATCAGCGGGCTGGCGGATTAAGTGTTGCAGAAATCGCAAAGGTTATGGAAGTTGACCGACTATTAATTGGTAAGGTTCCCTTTGATGCGGCTGATGAAGGCCAGCCAGCAGATATTCAACAAGTATGGGGCAAGCACATTATCTTTATGGTGTCCCCTAGAAGCGCTGCAAAACGTCAAATATCTTTAGGTTATCGCCTGCAACAGTTTGGTGCGCCTAGAAAAGTTTTTAAAAACAGTCAAATTGAGCCGCCAGAATCAATACTAATACAAGTACGTGATAGCTACCAACAACTTATTTCTCAAGTAGACGCTGGCTTTTTGATAGAAGACGCTATTGCTTAATAACTATAAAGGAATAAATTATGCCTAAAGAAAAAAAAGACGAGAGTATTAAAGCTGTAACCGCACCAGACAAGGTTACAGATTTTACAGATAAATTAAAGCCTATAGTTCAAAGGAAAAACTTAAAGTGCAATAAGAAGAAGTACAAAAAAGGTAATGAACTAATGAACGCTAGTGCTGAAATTGAAGCCGATTTGCTCAAAAAAGGAATTATTAAATATCAGTAATGCCTTATGCCAATATATGTGATGTTGCGACAGAATTTAAGGGTATAGAATTTGATGCGGATTCTGGAGTAAAACCGGACACCGTAGAAAAGTTTCTAGAGCAAGACGAGGCTTTCATCCATACCTACATAGGGGAAAGATATACAACGCCTGTGACTTCAACAGAGGGTATTGAAGTTCTAAAAAAAATAGAAGTTCAACTTGTTGCATTCCGCATAGATAAGATCCTTGATTTAACAGGCTCTAGACCAGTTCCAAAGGCTGGGATTATTCAATCTAACGATAGAGCATTTTGCTATAAAGAGGCTATAGATTATTTAAAGTCTATACGTGACAACAAAATGAACTTGCCAGGTACAGACGAGCTAGTACCAGATGCAGGTTTGGCAAGTTTTCATACTGAACCAGGTAACAGCGATATAGTACCTTTGTTCGATAAGGAGGAGCAACAATGGTAGGCTTCATCTCTTATGATGTTGATAACGATAAGCAGTTTAGTAAGGCACTCCGAGAGGCGTTTAAACAAGTAAATAACCTACGCTTCCCTTTAGGTGAAATATCACGCGATATATACAAAAACTCTATAAAGAATTTTATATTAAAAGGAGACGGTCAATACCCCCCACTCTCTCCATTTTATAAGGCAAGAAAAAAAAAGGTAAGACCGCGTAGTCCAATCCTTGTTTTCGATGGGAATTTAAGAGATTCAGTAACGAGACCTAGAGACAAAAACACTATTAGACAGCTAACAAAAACGTCATTAGTACAAGGTACTAAATTACCTTATGCAAGATTTGTGCAAGAGGGAACCCGAAAAATGCCAGCAAGAAAATATTATTTTTTAGATGATGACGACATTATAAGACTAACGAGAATAATAAAAGATTATGTTGATAGTAAATTGGAGGTTTTAGGAAATGTCAAATAAGTATGATGTTGAAACTTTCAGAAATGAAATAATAGCTTTTATGCAAGATGGCCTTACTAAAAAAATTACCGATATAACCGCAGAAAAAGCAGATAATATTATTATAACTTCCATACCAACAAAACGATGGTATAATAATCTTATGGAGCAGCGTATAAATGGCTTTCCTATTATCTGGTTTGGTATAAATGATATTGAGCCTAAGCAAAGCGCTGGTAACGTTACTTTATTAGAGATAACTATTTTTATTTGTATTGTCTTTGATAATACGAACCAGACAGAAACAGAAACTAAGGGGCTACGTTATACCAGGGCTTTAAGAGAAGTTATACAAGATAACTACGCTTTTACATCAAGCTCTACTAGGCTACAAGTTATAGAATTTTTGCCGCATGATGTGAAATTACCTCTTAATGACGGTGCTGATTTTAAAGTGGCTGGTATTCTTGTAAGAGGAACTATAGCAGGTTAATTTAATATCAAAACAGGTTAGGATTATGTCAAAAAAAGAACAAAACGAAAACAAAGCTATAAAAATCTTAGCGAAAAAGGATTTTACAATATGTCATAATGAAGTTTTTATTAAGATAAAAAAAGGCGATGATATAGAGACCTTGAAGATACCAGAAAAATTTATGCAAAATTTAGAAACCGAAAACGTAATATAGGAGCTACAACATGGCATTATCTGAACCACATATTAAATTTGGTATTCATAGCGTAACCGCATATAATGTAAAAACTCGTGAATATTTAGGTATGGCGGAAGTAGTTGCTGAGGGTTCTATCAGCTCAGAAGGCGAAACTATCCCTTTAAATGGCGGGTCTTCAAAATACCCCTTTGCTGTCGAGCGAGGCTTGATAACTGCTGAGGTCTCATTAAATTTTGGTGAATATTCAAATTTCCTTTTTGAAACTTTATTAGGCAAGGCTATTACTATCAACGCTGCCGAGCCGCTAGGTTCCGCTACTGCGCTTACAAACGCAAAGGGTACTAGTGTTTTTGATGCTGTCGAGGGCATTCTTTCTGTTGGTGTGAAAGCGGGCAGTGAAACGGATCTTAAACTTACTGGTTTTGTAGTTAAAGCGGTTTCCGCTACCACCGTAGATGTATTCGCAAGCACAAATTTAGATTTTGGACAAGGCACTCCTAAAGTTTTCGAGAATGATTTATTGAAGATTACAGCAACCCCCTTATCAATTGTTAAAGATAGTGTTGTAGAAATACCAGGCTTTGGGTTGGAGCTTACCGGAGGTTCAGCCAATGTAATACTTATGACTGTAGATGATACCGCAATATTTGAGTCCAAACCTATAAATACTGGTAGTAGAGAAATTATAGTGGGCAGCTCTACCGAGCAGTTTAATGATTTTGGGCTTATTTTGGCAGCACAAAGGCGTGGCAATGGCGAGATGTTTTTAATTGATTGTTTTAATGTTGTTGGTGCTGGCTTGCCTATACCCTTAACTACTAATGAATTTTCAGCGGCAGAAGTAACATTAATGCTACAACGAAGCAAGGCGAGGGACGGGATATATAGTTATACTAACGTGTTGTCAGCCAATTGCTAATTTATGAAAAACTTACAAGTAAAAAACAAAGCAGTTGCGATTACTCACCAGGGCCAAGAAATAACATTTACATTGCGTCCTTTTGTTTACGCGCGTATGGCAGAGCTTGCCGTTGCGTTTAAGAATGGAGATAATATACTTGATATACTCCCGATTTTGCAAGCTCCTACGCCGCTAGAGATTGCAAAAATAGCATATTGTCTAATGTTAGAAGAAGACCGTAAAAAAATTAATGATACTATTAAGGTAGAAGTTAACGGCAAGGAGCAAAAAGATTTAAATGCGGCTGCTAAATTGTATTTTCTTATGAGTGAGGTGTCATTGAAAGAGGGTCATATAAACATGATAGCGGTTTCTCATGCTATACATATGATGATTTTAAAATCACTACCCATTGAGGAGGCGGGCGGGACTAAAAAAAAAAAGAAACGTATGCTGATGATCCATTAGATCCAGAGGAGGTATACGATTTTTTGTGTGGTGGTGGATATAGTGCTTATACATATGATGATTTTTTAGAAAACATAACACTAAAACAAGCTCACAAATTTATAGAATTAATACAAATAAGGCAGCATAATAATAATTGCACTTTAGCCTCTTTTCATGGCATAGATACTAAAAAATCTATCATAAGAAGAAGTAAAAAAACTAAGATAAAGAAAATTGATGAGAAGGCAAAAAAGACTTTAGACGATGCGGCCAAAAACTATTTAAAGAATTTGCAAAATGGTAGATAGAAGCTCATTAGTAATTAGAGTCAGTGGAGACGCAAAGGCGTTTAACCAGCTTCTAAGAGAGGTCAGGAAAGAGACCGAAACGCTAGAAAGATCCCTAAGTACTATTGCCAAAAAATCAGCTATTGCATTTACTGCATTAACCGCAGTCTTGGGGTTAACGGTAAAGAGCTTTGCAACTTTTGAATTTGCCCTGGCTGGTGTAGGCAAAACTACTGATATAGCAGATGAAGAATTACAAGGCTTTGGGAAAACTTTACAAGGCTTATCTAGAAGATTACCCTTTTCTACTAATGAATTATTAGCAATTTCGCAAGCCGCTGGTCAACTTGGGGTAAGGGGTAAAGAAAATCTATTAAATTTCACTGAAACAATCGCAAAATTAGGCACGGCTACTGACTTGGCAGGTGAGGAGGCGGCTTTAGCTTTAAGCAGGATATTGACTGTTACTAATGAGGGTTTCGGCAATATAGATAAATTTGCGTCTGTTATTGTAGCGCTTGGCAATAGGTTTGCTGCAAGTGAATCTGAAATAACTAGAATGACTACGGAAGTTTCTAGATCAATAGCTGTGTTTGGTGCTAGTGCTGCACAATCCGCAGCTTTAGGGGCGGCAATGAAAAGTATAGGGGTGCAAGCGGAAGCTGGCGGCTCTGGTGTAGGCCGTGCATTTAGGGCTATTGATGCATCAATACGCGGTGGTGGTCTGGCGTTAGAGGATCTATCAAAGCTAACGGGTTTAACTGGAGATCAATTGAAGAAAACTTTTGCTGTAGATTCCGTAAAAGTTTTTAGATTATTTATTGAGGGTTTGGGAAGGGTTGAGGCAGCGGGGGGGAGTAGTACACAGGAGCTAGAAAAGTATAATTTAAAAGGACAGGAATTATTAAAAGTTTTACCACCACTTGCTTTAAATAGTGAGTTATTAGGCAGAGCATTAAATATAGCAGCAGAAGAAGCCAAAAACGGTACGGCCTTAAATATAGAATATGAAAAAATCAGTAAAACATTAAATGTGCAAACAAAAATTCTAGGCAATACTATACAGGTTTTAAGTGTAGAAATAGGGGCGAGATTAAAGCCAATAGTCATTAGTATTATTGATGCAATAAAAAGCCTTGTAGATAAATTTCTTGCTTTAGAAGAAACAACCAAAGATGCAATAGTTAATACTGCGCTTTTTGCTGCTGGCGCTTTAGCTGTGGTCGCGGCGCTATCTACATTAGGAGTGGCCTTGATTTCATTAAGAGCCCTGTTTATAGTTTTAGGTGTTACGGCGGCCTCAACGTGGGCAATAGTAACACTTGGCTTATCGGCGGTTGTCGCTGGAATTATTACAGTAGTTAGTTTGATGGGTGGTTGGGAAGCTACTATCATTAAAGTACAAGCGTCTTATCAGCTATTAGCAAACAAAACGATAATAGCATTCAATAAATTAAGAATAGTAATGAATGAACTTATCGCCAAAATGTTTGATTTGGCAGCGGCTACATTGGAGGCCATACCTGGTGATGTTTTTCAGAAGCAAATACAAAACTTTAAAGATATGGCCAAGGCTGTAAAGCAAGTATCAGGTGATATAATAGACGAAAATATAAAATTGGGTATATCGTTCAATAAAATCGTAAGCAATATCGAATTTGAAAGACAATTAAAAAAACGTTTACAGCTTCAAAAAGAGGCGGCGGAAAAGGCGGCAGAGGCAAACTCAGAAGAAGCTCTAGCACTATTGGCAAAGGAAAAAGAAAAAGATGAGGCCTCGCTTGCCGCTGAACTAGAGCGTAAAAAACTTGCAGAAGAGGCTAGGCTTGCTTTGGAGGAAGAGCAGCGCATAAGAAGAGGGGAGCTAGAGAACGAGATAAAAGAGGTTAAACTTGAGCTGGAAACGGTAGAAGATTTAGAAGAGGAGGCTAGGCTTATTGTTAAACTTGAAAAATTGCAGGAAATACGTAATAGATTTTTAAGCAAAGAACAAATCGCAGTAGAAAAGGCTATAGAAACCCTTAAGAAAAAGCGAGCAGAAGATAGAAAAAACGAAATAAAAAAACAGAAGCAAGCTTTTGATATGCAGTTGCAACAAGCAAAATTTTTCTTTGATACTAATAAAAGCTTTGAAGAAAATTTTAAGGATTTCAAAGAGAAGGTATCACAACAGGCTTTCAAATTTGCCCTAAGAATAGGTAATGATTTATTAGCCGCTAATAAAGAATTTTCTGTTAAGACTTTTTTATTAACCAAGGTCGCGGCGTTAAAAAGTATAATTGTTAATACAGCGGCCGGAATAGGTCGTGCGCTAGCAGAGTTCCCATTTCCTGCCAGTATTGCCATAGGTGCTTTAATAGCCGCGGCTGGTGCAGCGCAAGCCGCTGCCGTTGTTGGTACTGTAATAGGCGCACAAGACGGGGGTGTTGTTGGTGACGGCACTAGTGCGCCCTCTGGTGATAGATTCCCCTTCCTTCTGGAAAAAGGCGAGATAGTAGCGCCAAAAAGAAATTTTGATGAGGTTGTAGAAAGTGTTGCAAGAAACCGTGGTTTTACTCGAAATGGAGACAATGCCGATACAGAAGATGACGAGCGTTTACCACAGGAAGTTAATGTAATAATTGATTTAACAGAGGACGCGGCGCAAATAATAACCGCGCAACAATTTGAAAGTACAACGTTAGGAGTAGATAGATAATGCCTATAACAGACGGTGTGAAACTATTTGATAAAAGTAGAGCCTTAGCAAAAGACAGTGGAGATGCCACAGCCTCTAGTGGCGATGCGTCCGCAGATCTAATGCTCTCTATGGAGAGGGAGGTGCGCTGGGATTCCGTAGGCAGTAATGATGCTACAGTTGAAACAATTACTATTACATTTACTTCTGTTACGATTGATAGATTATTTTTAGTTGATCATAATTTAAAAGATTTTAATATAACCTTTGGCGCTGGCGCTAGTTCTTTTACTAATGTGATTGGTATAAACGGGCCAACCTCTGGAATAAGCGAAGCAAATTTTGCGGAGGATACAGCATATTATGAGTTCGACTCAATAACAACTGATCAAATAAATATTACCGCTAATACGACACAAGTGCCTAATGAAGATAAGCATATTACACTAATGGCGGTTATGGAGGAATTAGGCACGTTTATAGGTTTTGTAAAGTTGAAACCAGCGACCACAGGTAACGAAAAAAGTTTTAAAACGCAAACTGGCAAGAGTATCACGCAAAAAGGCTTTGAGGCTTTTGATTGCTCTTTTGCGCTAGAGTACATAGAACAAGCTGATATGGACTTGATAACCACTGCGTATGAGAGTCAGGAGCCTTTCTTAGTGTGGCTTTGCGGTGGCAAATTTGGCACTAGTAGTTTTTCAGTAGAACAAAAAAATTGGCGGCTCAAGGATCTATATCAAGTGCAAACTTTTGGTAAAATACCCACGCCTTGGGACAGAAATGTATACACAAGCAGACCTAAAACAAGAATAAGATTGCAAGAAGAGGTTTAAAAATGGCTATCTCCTTTTTTAAGGTAAATATTACCCCGTTAAAAAATGCGAATACATACGGTGATCCTGTTGATGTTACAGAGTTTGTTACTATTGGCGGCATAGGTGTAATAAAAGAGCAAATAGACTCTGGCGAATACGATATAGGCTTATATACATACGCAGCACTCAATATTACATTGGTTAATTTCGATGGTCTTTTTAATGACGAGAAAACATCAAGTACAATGTTTTGTTATGCCCGTGATAGAGCAAAAGTAGAAATTGAATTTACGGATGAGGAAAGCGGAGCGACTATTTTATTTAAGGGCTTGATAAACGATGAGGCTACAAAACAGGATTTTAACAATAGCACAGTCAAAGTAAAAGTACTTTCTCAAGATAGTATTTTACGAAAAACTAAAGTAGCTGGTGGTTTGCTGAATAATGGCGATACTTTCTCTGCTGCTCTGAAAGCGTTACTAAATAGACCTACAATAACAAACATACTTGGTTTTGATCCTGGCAAAATTAGCGTAGGTATAGACCTTACATTAGATGATGTAACGGCGTTTAATGATAAAGATACCAGGGAAGTACTGGAGGACATTTTAAACGCGAGTTTATCCGTTTTTACCATTGATAGCAATAATGATATGGTAGTATCAACGCGGGCTGTAAAGGCCATAGCTCCACTAGAACTTTTTGGTGGCGGTGATCTTTTGGGGCGTAATAATGCTATAAAAATCAATAAGTTTAATGACGGCCTGCAAAGGACCTTTAATGTTATCACTGTAAACAACCAAACTGCTACCGATGATGCTTTTGTAGAACGTTATGGCGCGCGTATTAAAGAATTTGATTTTGATTTTATTACAAGTAGCGTAACGGCATTGCTAATTGCAGAGGCTATTTTAAGCGAGTTTAAAGCACCCAAACAAGAGCTAGAAGTGCTTGTAACAGTGGACACCGCAAAGAATAAAAAGCCACTAGATCCGGTAAATGTGTCGTGGTCAAAACTATATAAAAAATGGCGTAATATAAATAGGGTTCCTATTGCTGGCGTTGCTATAGCTGGTGCTGATGTTGTGCCGTTTTCCGCAGGTGGTATTACAATAAGAGGTGGTAAAAGTTGGAAAATTACAGGAATAACGCAGAATCCGCGTAATTTTTTAACTACCTTAAGATTACGTGAGGTGTAGGCTTCCAATAGCACCGCATTATATTGTATTATAAAAAAGAAAAAGGTTTTGTATGGGTACTACCGATATTTCAGTTGCAAAGGTTAGTGGTGAGGTTATAGATGAGACCTGGTATAATGATTTCAGAAAAGTAAACTCTGGTGATCTTGTGCCACGTGATGCGTTAACCTCTGAGGTTGTTTCTAAGGGTGGTGATTTAGGTAGTACAATCTTTCCGTGGGACGTTGTACATGCTTGCAGTCTTATTATTGAAGGTTCACTTATTGATTTTGGTAATTTGGGCGGTGATCCGAACGCCATAATTTCAGGTCAAGTAAGAAGTACTAGCGCTTTTCCTGATTTTATACGCGCTAATGGCGCGGCCCCCAGCTTTACTCTTGAGGCGGCTACAACTAATTTAGTGTTAAATATAGACTCGCTAGCCACAATATATGTTGACGACATTGTGGAGGCGGGCCTTGCCACGGCCCCAACATCACAAAATACATGCCAAGTAAACGATAGCAATTTAACGGGTCAAGAATCGAGTAAAACCCAAGGTGAAAATGGAACACAAATAATCATTGATAATGCTGGTAATAATATTACAAACCGGATAGGTCAATATGTAATCTTTAAAACAAGCACTGAATTTATGCTTGCTTTTATCTCATCAGCTACATTACTCACGAATGTTTATAGGGGCTATTTTCTTGATAGTTCTGGTTTACCGCTAAACAGGGTTCCTTTAAATAATAATGATACTTTATCAATTATGTCGGCTGGTTGGGTATTTGTAGAGAATGACGGACTAACAATTGATGTTACTTTTAACTCCCCTATTGTTTCTAATGTTGAGCCCTCCTCTCCTTCTGTTGGCGATTATTGGTTCGATAGAGAGGAGGGCAATGCTATAGGCACATGGAAACGATTTGACGGCGCGAGTTTTGTGCAGATTAATAGAAATATTATCGGCATAGTTGCTATTGACGCAACAAACTGCATAGCCTCACGTTCGTTTAATTTTAGCAAAAATTTTGCAGATTTTAATCCTGTAGATATTAAATTTTTTAATAATAGCACTGTTATTACTGCCAGATCTGATGATTTTACAGTAAATGTTTATGGTAAAAATGTGTTTTTCCGTCATACAGGGGTAAGTTGGGATATTGCAACAGATTTGGAGGCTGGACAATCAGAAGCGTCAAATACAACTTATTATTTCTATATTACGGAAAAAGGCGAAACCATAATAAGTGACATAGCGCCCTATGACGAGCGCGGCATACTGAAAGGGTTTTATCATCCATACAATACCTGGCGCAATATTGGCTCTATTTTTAATAATGGAAGTAGTAACTTTGATGCTATTTCACGTACTCGCACTAGTCTAGGTACTGCTGCTTTTTTTGATGCAGGAACGGAGCCTTGTAACGTTCTTAAGATAGATGCAGATGGAAAATTACCTGCTATAGACGGAAGCAACTTAACGGGAGTTGTTGCAGGGTTCAAGTCTATACGGGTTTTTACCTCAAGTGGCACGTATAATAAACCCACGGATATAACCCTTATTTATGTTGCTGTTGTTGGTGGTGGCGGCGGTGGGGCTGGCTCTGGCGTTGCTGGATCAGATGACGGGGGTAATGGTGGTACGTCTTCTTTTGGTGGCTTTTTAAGTGCTACAGGTGGCGCTGGGGCGGACGCGGTAACAAATAACTCTGTTCCCGAGGGTGGTAAGGGAGGTGTTGGGGGCACGGGAAGTGGTGGCAATATTAATATAAAAGGACAGCCTGGAGGTTATGGTCATTTTAGAATTGTTGGCGGTGATATGCCCGCAGGTTATGGCGGCTCTAGTACAAGGGGAGGTGGAGGCAGGGGCGGCGGTGGTGATACCGCGCCCTCTAATCAAGACGGTGAAAATGGAGGAAATTTCGGCGGTGGCGGTGGTTCCGCTGCGAACCTATCAGTTGCTACCCCTGGCGGGGGCGGTGGTGGTGGCACGGCAGAAGAGCTTCTAAGCTCGCCTCCTAGTAGCACTAGTGTTACAGTTGGCTCTGCTGGCTCTGGTGGTGGCGGTGGCGAGGGTGGCACTGGTGCAAAGGGAATAGTTATAGTTTACGAATATCAATAACAGAGGGCAGAATGTCAAGACATGCTTTATTGCAAAATAATATTATTACACAAATTGTAGATACGAGCGTTGAAAAATTTGATGTCCATTCAGATCTTGAGTGGGTCGAATTAACAGAAGTTGACGAAAGTGCAGGTGTGGCTTGCAAGTGGATTAAACAAGCGGATACTTTTGTTAATCCCAACGTTTTAACTACTAGTCAAAAATGTAATAATATACGTAAAATGGTAAAATCACTATTACAAGAGAGTGATTGGACAGAACTAGGAAATTGTGGCTTAAGTGGCCAAGAGATAACTGATTATAATACTTATAGATCTGCTTTAGTGGTAATCGCAACAGATCCTATTGATGAGGCGCTTTATGATGATACTAGCAATCCAGCCTGGCCCATAAAACCCGTGACAACAAACGTAAGAGAATAAAATGCTTGATATAGGAATGTATAATATTTGCCTTAAACAAGGCGCTTTATATGAGCGCTCTATTGTCATAACTGATAAAGACGACAATATATTGATTGTTGACGGGTTTAATGCTGCTAGCATGATATTTAGAAGTGATAGCTGTACAGCCACACCCTTTTTAACTCTTACCTTGGGAAGTGGATTAACGCTAGGAACTGGTGTTAGTTTTGAGGGTATATATAATAATAGCACCTCCTATGTTATTGGTAACGTTGTTACGTTTGTTTTTGATTGTGGCGAAAAAGGCTTTTTTGAATGTACGGCCCCAAGTACTGGCAACCTACCCACTGATACAAACTTCTGGAAAATTTACTCAACTATTCTTGTTGAAATCACGGGTAGTCAAACTGCTGCAATTACTGAATTGTCGGGTATATATGATTTAAAATTAACACCAACTAATGTAGATGACTCCTTCTTTAGACTAGAAGGTAATGTTAGTATAAAGACAAGTGGTTAGCATGAAAGTACATATAAGACAAAACAAAGCTATTATTTCAGAGGTTAATGTAGATAGCTTTATTGTACAAGTACAAGTTAAACTAATTGCAAAAATAGTGGTTTTGCAAGAAATAAAATAAAAGGGATTTATTATGGCTTTTTCATTTTCAACATCAAAAATCCAGACGGATAATGAGTTAGTTACTATACTGAGCGGGCAGACAGAAAGTGACAGTATTGATTTAGTTGGGGCAACCGCTGTGGGTATAATATTACCAAGTACATTAACGGGTGCAACTTTGACATTCCTGGTGGGTATAGACGATCAAAGTTTTGAACAATTACGAAATGAAACTGGCACTTTAATAGCAGTTACATTTGTTGCTAATGGACACATAGGATTTACACCATCACAAATTACTGCATTTTCAGCTTATAGATTTGTAAAAGTACAAAGCGATCTGTCGGAGGCGGCAAATAGGGATTTGACAATAATAGGCAGACAATTATAATACGTTTAATAAGATGAAAAGATTACTTTTATTTAGCGAAACAGACATTGATTTTTTACCAGATCAACTTCCTGATTTGGCTTTGTGGCATCAAATAGACGAGACCACTGTAACTAAAAATATTAGTGATGAAATAAGTCAAATAATTGATTTAGGCCCTAACTTAATAAATGTTACCCAATCAACAACCAATCTTAAGCCGTTATTTGTGGCCAATGGCTTAAATGGTCAGCCTACAGCAAGATGTGATGGAACTAAGCTTATGACTGGAGCAGGCATATCATTACTTCCAGCTAACGGCTTAACAATATTTTTGGTTGCTACTAGGGCTACCCTTCCAAGTTTTTGCGCGGCTTTTGGTTTAGGGACTGGATTTGTTTACGGTTCTCGCTTTAGTAGTTTTTTATTTTCATCTACAGGACTAAAAGATTATGTAACTACAGACAGTACTCTATGGCAATTAAATGTACCTTTACTTTTTGAAATCCAATATGATCCTAATTTTGATGTATCATTTTTTAAGAATGGGGTATTTATCGAAAAAATAAGTCACACCGCAGGATTTACAACAACATCAGCCCAAACAATTTTTGCAGCAAAGCTTGGCCCAGCTATCCAGTGGAATGGAGATATTAGTAGCAACATTATTTACTCTAGGATACTAAGCTCTCAAGAAAAAACCCAAGTAAGAACTTATTTGAACAATATTTACAATTTATTTTAATAATGAAAAGATTACTTTTATTCAGTGGAATAGACGAAGTCACTTTGCCATATACCAATAATTTACTCTTGTGGCTAACTGGCCGCATACCATCATTTATATTAGATGGTAATGACATAAATAATTGGGCGGATCAATCAGGTTTAGGCAATGACGTATCACAAGCCTCAGCCGCACTTAAGCCTCAAAAAACAACACTTTCAGGCTTTGAAGCTGTAGATAATACTTTTTCCCCGACCCAGTTCTTAGAGAGAAACGATGGATTAGGGATGGTCGGTGCGGAAGCTATAACGTTTTTTATGGTTATTAAAAGCACTCTCAACGCAGCTTTAAATGGGCTTTTTAGCCTTGGTGATTCTTTTGCGGTAGTAAAACTTAATGGAACACAAGGTTTACCTATTGATCATGAATTATTGACCACCTATAACCCTGGGGGTGCTAATACATGGTTTCCACCAGACTTTACTACCAATATAACCTTAATAACTTTTAGGAGAGCGGCCGGCAGCATTCCCTCTGAAACGGAAATGTGGATTAATGGGAATCCTATTACTATAAAATTGACGGCTGGAACTGATCCTCTTAATTTTGATAATAGTAATGTTGTAGTCGGCGCTCAAGAGGTAAACCTTAACTCTTTTGACGGCAAAATAGGAGAAGTTATAGTGTTTAATGAAAGCTTATCTAATGCCAATCGAGAGGCAACAGAAAATAGTTTAATTAATGCGTGGGGTATAGTTTAAATGGCTAAAATATTCTTAGGATATAAAATATTTAATACATTACAAGATTTTTATAATTGGCAGGGTTACGATGAAAGCCCAGAGGATGGCACTGTAAATAAAATTATGGGCTTTTCTACAGCTAATATTATAAACTCTATACGGTTTACAATACCTATGCCACATTCGAGCGTGACAAGCGTAGTATATGATTCGTTAAGAATGCCTACAAGTATAATCGGTTCAGACTTAAGAGTATTGTCACCCATTACGGACGATTGTCCTGGTGGTTCTGTACCAATGGGGTTGCTAGCTAAAGAGGCTGTTGAGGGTTGGGGTTTAGAGGCTGCTGAGTAAATAGAAAAGTAATTATACAAAAATAAATGATTATAAAAATGTCTGAACAAATACTAAATACTGTCCTTGGTTTGTTAACCAATCCTACGCAAGTGGTATTGTTTGTTTTCTCATGCGTTTTTTACCAACAATGGCGTGTTACATCTAAAAGATTAGCGACGATGACTAAAGATTATGTTAAACTTATTAAATCACATACTGAGGCTGCGATTAAATTGTCTACAGCTTTAACGCTTTTAGCGGAGAGAATAAGATAATGTATTTAAAAGATTTAGATATAGAGGAGTGCGATTATACCTTTAGCCAATGGGAAAAACAGGCGGTTATATTAAAAAATTCTATATCTTTTTTTGTTGAAAGCGTGAGTTCTTTAAAAAACAGTTCGTTAATTCCAAAACAGTAGAATAACAATGACAACAAAAGAAGAAATAATTAATAAACTCATTGATAATTTAGAGGGTGGTTATAATAATGATCCTGATGATTCCGGCAAAGAAACCAACTATGGAATAACTCTAGATGAAGCAAGAAATTGTGGCTATCATGATAATATGAAAGATATGCCTAGAGAGGTTGCATGTGATATTTACGTGGTAAAGTATTGGGATCACCTGAGTTTAAATAGAATAATTATGATGTCAATGCCCATTGCTGAAAAGTTACTTGATATTGCAGTGCATTGTGGCCCTCCTCTTTCAGCTCAATTTTTTCAAAGAACATTAAATAATTTAAATAATCGTGGTGCTATTTATCCCGATATTAAAGTTGACGGTCTTCTAGGTAATAGAACCATAAACGCATTTATGGCTCTTATTGACTTTCGTGGTTGTGATGGCAAAGATGTAGCCTTGAGTATGTTAAATTGTTTACATGGCGGGTTTTTGTTTTCATTAGCTGAAAAACGTGAGAAAGATGAAAAATGGATTTATGGTTGGTTCAAAAATAGGATAAAGATGTGAATGATTTAAGAAAATATAACGCAGTAAGGGATTCGATAAAAACAGGTGACTTAATCGCATTCTCTGGCACGGGCTTTATATCTAGTATCATAAAACTGGTTACAATGTCGGAAATTTCGCATGTTGGAATTGCTATAGTTGATGATTCCGCGTTTATGGGTAAAATGGTTTGTGTTGCTGAGGTTAGAATGAAAATAGGGGTACAGATAAATTTACTAAGACCTCGGCTAGAAGAATACAAGGGCAAGATATGGGTTTATTCTTTAAAAGAAGAATTGCTTGTAGAGCAGGAGCTTGCTTTAGTTACGGCAATCAGAAAAGAGCATACAGAAAAAATAAAGTACAATTATAAACAAGCGGTCAAGGCGGCAATTGATATATTTGATAATGTAGGATTTGAAGCTGTGCAAAATAAGAAGGAGAATATTTGTTCAGGTTTTGTAGGTCGTCATTATAAGGGTATAAGGATAATTGATACAGCTATAAACTTTGCGGAATTAACGCCGGATGATTGCCGTATTCTTTCTTGTGTTGATAGTTTATCTAGATCAAGATTAATATAGCTATAACTCGTAATACAATTTATAATCATTACACAAATGCCCTTACTGCTCGAATCGGCTCCGGATGGGGTTCATGCCTGTATCTCAGGCTAGACAGTGGGGCGCACTAGAGCCTCGTTTCTTATTTCATCGCTAATCACACTAGGCAGATTTACTATGTTTAGTTTCTTATTGCATATCCAAAATATAGATATATTATAGTGTTGATTTATAATTACAAAATCACATAGCCCTTTTCTGCATTTTTTAATGTTGTGTGGACAACTTGTTTATTTTAGGTGGGGAGGGGTTAGGTTTAGCTTTTAAGCACTATTCTTTATGCGTGGCAACGGTTTACGCTTTCGGGCTTATTGATTTTGGGTTTGCTTTTAAGCACTTTATTAATTTAATTATTTTCAGCCCATTTATTTAAAATTTCATCATATGGAATAGGCGTAAGGTTAATTTGTTCGCATGACACATTAAAATACCTATAATCCTCTAGATTGTTTTCATGAAGATGGCCGTGTATATTCATATGATAACGTTTAAATTGGCTCTCATGAACTGGAATATGACTTAATATCATACCTTTATATTCGACAGCTCCGTATAATTTTTTAAAATATTTCAAATAATCAATTGAGGCGTAAGTATCATGATTACCAAGTATTAATTTTTTATCTCCGTTTAACTTTCCAGCAATATAAAGATTCCTTTTACCAAAACAAAAATCACCCAAGTGAAAAACTGTATCATTTTTGTTGACAGTGTTATTCCATCTACGAATTAACTCATTATCATGCTCTTCTATAGAATCAAATTTACGATACTCTTTTGTACCGCTGAATTTTAATATACCCTTGTGGCCAAAATGGGTATCTCCTATAAAAAATACTTCACTCATTTTTTGCTCGTTAAATAACGTAATTGCTCTTTAACTTGGGTAAAGTCATTCGCAAGGTCGGTTCCGTCATCATCATCACCTCCGTTCCTCCAAAACCAAGACTTCCCTGGAGCTGTTATATATAGCTGAATTTCTCCAACATCAGTAAACCATTCAATGCTCAATTCTCCATTACTCCCAGGGCATATCTGAGGTTTTGGAAAGCTTGGTTCGTAAACTTGCTCTAATATTTCTAGTGCAAACTTGGCGTTTTCTGGCTTCACAGATTTGGAGCCGTAGCCGTCCCAATTATCCTTTAAATTTACCAGTTCCTCTAATCGTTTTTTTGTCATAATATTTTGTATCCATATTTTCTATCATAGTTACAAACGCATATAGTTTGTATCTATTCCACTTTAACAACAGAGTCCTTAATTAACTTTGCGCTCCTATCATATCTAAATGTGTAATTATTTGGGAACATATCCAGAAGAAAATATGTTACTATATCTTGTATCTCGGCTTTTGTATAAACGCCAGTATCAAAAAGAGGCTTTATATCTATCTGAAATTTTCTATCACCATGTCCCATAACAAAAGTATGCATAACCTCTAGTTTTTCTGGCGGCTCTAATTTTGTCTTTACAGTATTTACTCTTTCGGCCTTGGTCATACTATTACCTATTTGGGATTATCGCGAACTTTCCGCCTTGGTGGTTTTACTTCTGGCATTGGGGTTGAAGTTTTTGTAGATGGTAAACCAGACTTTTTCTCACAAGCTCTATGTAAGATCCTCCCATGAGGAATATATTCTAAAACTCTCTCTACAAAAGTTGTGGTTTCAGTGCCCTGCTTAAGTATCGTGACCCCATGATCAGTTTTTTCAACGAGGGTTCCTGTTACCCCGATTACCTCATCGGCTCGTTTATTCTGATAAAAGATTTCAACTTCTGTACCAATACACTTATCCCAAACGCTAGGCTCTATATCCTTTAACTCGCCCTTTTCATAACTACTAACTAGTCTTATTAGTTTTATAAATGTTTTTGCAATGATGATTGCTGCTGATGGTGTCATTTGCCCTCTGTTTCGTTAAGTTTATCCCTGTCCTCTAATGCGCCTTTTAAAAAAGCCTCTCTTAGTATAATAGGTAATTGCATTATTATAGACGTATTCTTAGTAAGAAAATCATCAATGCCCTGTTGTGTTTTAATTGGCTCTAAAAATTCAGATAAATAATTCATTCTAGCATGATCCTGCCTGGGACCATTTCCCCTGATAAACTCATTAACTTCCTGATAAGCTATCATAGCGTTTTGCGCTTCAATGTCTTTCTTTGTTAGTTTGGGCTTGTCGGTCATGTTAATAATCTCCTGTTAAAATGAGTTTTCATAACTAATAGGCTCCGGTATTTCGTGTTGATGTTGATGCCAAAAATGATGTCTTATTTTTTCTGCATACTGGCTACTTTCTATTGTGCTTAATTTCGCCGTGGACTTTCCGTTATTAAATAGTTGTTTAAACATCCAGTGCATAAAATCTTTATCAACTCCGAACTTTATTGCATTGAAAGAGTCAGTACCCAGGTCTCTTGGGTGCTTCATATAATAATCTAATGCATTGTCATAAAGTACTGACCATTGGGCACTATTTTGCAAGTTGGTTCTCCTGGGCGTTGCCCTTTGCAGTGTGCATTTTACCGGAGGCGCTTTGTCGTGTTCAAAGTGTTTTTTTAGCAATAACCATAATGCTAACATATGCCCTGGAGACTCAATAATATACTCTCGCTTCCAATGTCTTTTTTGCTCTTCAATATCTGGTGGACTCCTGCCATTAAGCCACATGGTTAAATATCTTGCGGCTTGTTTGTCATACCATTCAGAAGGATAAAAAGTACTCTCTCCTTTCTGGTGTGTCATAGCGTGTTCCGGCTGAGTTAACGGTATGCCGCTATATTCAGGCTTATAACCCGTGCCAGCCTCCGCAGCCCTCCGAACGTGGGCAAATACACACCGCCCCACGCCATTCTCAACGGTGCTGTATGCGCTTGTTAAACACGAGGGCCATAAACGTACCCAAGCTTGATACTCTGCGTCAGTGCCCTTGGCCTTGGCTTTTTCTAGTAAATTTGGATTAATCATTACAATTTATAATTGATAGTTGGGACGGTTGCTATTTTGATTAATAAATTCTTCTCGTGTAG